TAAGTTCCATTTTTCATACCTCCGTTATTTTTATATTTTGTAAATCAAAGAAAAGTTTACCTGCTCATCAGCGACGAAATTATAAGCCTGTTTATTGAGTGGAGTAAACTGCAACCAAGCCGATTTATTTACACTTCCTCTAAACATTCCGCCGTTTTTGCTTATGCCGATATCATGAACAATCACATCCGATTTGTTTGAGAAAGGCATATTGAGCAAAGCTATTGTAGATGTTCCGCCTAAAGTTGTTGCGTTCATAATGACGGTGACATTTACAATAACGATATCGCCAATTCTTTCATAAAGGCAAGTTGCAGATTTTATTTTATCAATCTGAGTAGAGTACGGAGTAAGAGTAGCTGTGCCGAGTTCGATATTTGACGAATCGTATTTAGTCGCCAAGGCGGTTTTATCGGCTTTAACAAGCAGAGCATTGTAAACCGTACCACTTGTGAGATAACACGGGCTGTTATTTTTTGGCTCGCTGTCAAACGGCATTGAATCGAGCTTTCGGGCAATACTCTTGTCTGTTTTATCAAGCCTTGCTCCGAGTGAATTTTGACCGCCTCTTGCCGTGGCTATTTCGGTTTCAAGTGCAATTGCCCCGTCTGTTGCCTGTTCAATCCCCTCGTCCATATGGTTGAGGTTGTCGGCATTGAGGGGCGGAGCAGAGCCGTTCACAAAGACAATTTTATTGTATTTGTTCATTTTCTTTTACTTCCTTTCCTAATCGTTTTTCGCCCTTTGATGTGAGGGCAGTTATAAATCCGTCCATTTTCTTATTGAACACAAATGTTTCGATTGTCGGCAAATCTTCAAACGGAGTTTTAATTGTGTACTTATCGCCTGCCTCAAGCCACCAATACGAAAACAGCTTAATTTTTGTCGGGCGGTATTTATATACATCACCAAAAAAATTAACAGAATTATATTTTGTGCCGATATCACTTGCTGTTGTTCTGCACCTCATCAAAATGTTATCGGAAACATACCACGAAAAATCGTTACTGTTGCCATACAAAAACGCTTTTTTATCAGCAAACTTAGCACTGTACATACGGATAGGCTCAAGTTCGTAATCTTCAAAGGATAAATCTTTGTACGAATCGATTGTTTCAACGGAAGATTGAGAATACAGCCTTTTAAAACGCATTTTTCCGTCGGCATCTATAACGGCAAAGCTCAAAGTTAATTCTGCATAAGCTTGGATTAAATCTGACAAGGTAATGTCCTTTATAACCTTTTCCACGCAGGTATCATCAAATTTCAGCGGTACACTAAAGACAGATAAGCTCGGCGGTGAAACCCCTGTAATTGCATAATCTTTGGCAAATTCTGCGATTATTGAATAAAAGTTCTTAAAATTATCGTCTTTTTGATAGTGCGCATAACCATAAGCAAAACTGCCGTCCTCGTTCTCTTTGCCTGCAAACCACAAAGACATATCCACCTTTGACATATCATAAAAAGCGTCATAGGCTGTGATTTTGACGATGTTACGCTGTTTTTTATCTCTTTGAGCCGACTGAATTTTACCGTAGAAAACAGGACATTCAACCGTTCCTGTTTCGGCAGGACAAATAAGAGTATTTGACGGGTACAAATCATCTGACGGATACAGCTCCGGTTCAAGATATGTTGCCGTTATGATGACCTGTACCGTCTTTCCTATCAAAGCCGAGCAATCATAATCAATGAGTTTCACACTCATTTCAGAGGCTATGCAACCGCCGAATTTCAATTCTTTTTCAACGATTTCATTTTCAAGCGAAAAGCTGTCAAGCACGATACTTTCACCTGTTATATCCTCAAAACTGCCGTCGGGGGAATGCAGGGCAACGGTGTTGTAAAGTGTGTTTGTTTTCAGCTTATCAGCAATTTCTTTAGATACAAGCGTTTTTATCACCCCTTAATACTCAATCAGCTCAACAGTAATCGGCTGATAGGTTATATCACTTTTTTCGGCATTCATTACGGTATATTCAATATCAGGAATATAAAAATAAGAGGTGTAATAGCTGTTCGTTTCATCGTTCCAATAAGTTACCCTGCACTTTCTCTGTAACTTATTCGCCATTGAGAGGTTGATAATCGACTGAAAATCAATCTTTTCGTCAAGATGAAGAATGTGAGTTGAAAACGAAATTTTTGTTTTGTAATTTGGCAGCGTTGCCCTTTGAAGCGTACCGTTCTGATCTCGTTCCGCAGAAGTTTCAAGTCGCTGATTCGGAGTTGACGAAAATGCGGTAATGTACTTATTCGGCATTATGTTGTTGCCGAATTTAAGCAAATAGCCGTTATAATTTGACATATCATTTCCCCCTTTATGCGAATGCGGATTTACCGTTGTGTCTGCGTCTGTAAAGCTCATCCTGTCTTATCATTTCTTCAAAAAGCGTTGAACCCTCAAGCTCGGCAGTAAACGAATAAGTGTTGCCGCCGTTATTGCGAAAGATAATGAACATTTCATAAATGCGTTTAAGCAGGTCAAGAATTTGTGTGAGAATCACTGTATCCTGACCGCCCGAATTGTCGAGCATACCCTGTAACTTGTTAAGAGGAGAAATAACCTCAGGGTTACCGCTGTTAGCACCTGCGTTATCGCCGACAACCGCAAGTGTCGGAGCTTTAACAATACCGCCTTTTGCAAATTTTCGTGCCGGTGATTCCGTGGGTTCTTCAAATCTCGGAATGAGAGGCGGATTTTCAGGCATTGAAAAACTCCAATCCTGTCCAAAAGCCGCTCCGATAATACCGGCTATTCCGCCGATTGAATTAACAACGCCAGAAACAAAGTTATAAATACCTGTCCACAACGCATTTATGCCGTCAATGATTGCGTTTATAATGAACTTAAACACGGCACAAATGCCGTCCCAAATACCTTTGAAGAAGTCGTAGATACCCTGCCATGCTTTTTTCCAATCGCCTGAGAAAACACCTGTAATGAAGTCAATAAGACCGCCGAATGTTTTCTGTATAGAGGTAACCAACCCACCAATAAATGTAAACACATTATCAAACACCCTTTTTACGGCATTGAAAACATTCTGAAATATAGGTCCCCAAAAGCTGACAAGCCAGTTTACAAACGGTGACAGGAAGTTATTCCACACGGTTGAAACACAGTCTGCAACCTTGCCGAAGAAGTTTATTGCACCTTCAAAAACAGGCTTCAGCCAGTTTTCCCAAGCTGATTTTACGATTGCTACGATAAAATCCCACGCAGGCTTAATCCATTGATTGTAAACATTCATCAGGGTTGTGCCGATATTGGTAAACATATTGCAGACATTCTGAAAAATCTGCTGTCCGTTGCCGTTCCACCATTCGCTGATAATTGTTCCGATATTTCCGAAAATCTGACCGATAAAGTCAAACACATCTGCAAACTGCAATTGTAAATTTTCAAGAAATTCTGTGATTGTTGCACCGTCATTTTCAGTCCATTCAACAAGGCTTTCGGTTGCGATTGAAAACGCACCCGAAACAACTTCGCCGACTGAACCCGCAAAGGTTGTAAGACCGCTTAAAAGATTGGAAATTGATTCTTCCATTTGAGGGCGAACATTGTCAATTGCATTGCCTGCAAGTGTACCGAAATTATCAAAAAAGATTGAAAGATTGTTATAGCCGTTTGTAAGATTGTTGCCTATGGTGTCTATAAAGCCGATAATCTTTTCCCTGTCTTTTGAAATCCACTTAGCAACACCGCCTGAAATGGTCTGAAACGACTTTCCGCCGATTGTCGCAACCGCTCCGAATGCAGAGCCGATTGCCCCGAGTTTTGCAGAACCGACCTTTTGCATTGTGCCGAATGCCTTTTGAACTATGGGAACAGCATTATCAAAAACGGTCTTGCAGTTCTTGCCTATAGCTGACCAATCAACCTTGTTAATACCTTTCTGTACATTCTCGACAAAGCCTTTGAATCCGCTTTTTTCGTATAGATTTTTGAATGCCCCCGAAAGGTTTTTGCTTGTGTCCTTGACAACATTCTTTGCAACAGCTCCGCCCGATGAACCGCCCGATGAGCTTTTTGATGAAGATGTATCTGACTTTGAAGAACTATCGGTACTTGAAAGCACATTCAGCTTATCAAAGCCCGCAACACTTCTCTTTGCTTTTTCGGAACTTTTCTGAACATTATCAAGTGACTTTGAACTGTCATCTGCCGTATCCGTAAGGCTTTTGGCAGAATCGGACGCAGATTTGATATTGCTTGCGGTGTTGTTGCCTGTATCCCAGCCGAAAACCTTTGAAAGCGATTCAACCGCACCTTTGGCATATTCCGTTAAAGTCGCAAGTGCGGAACTCAACCGCTTTACAACCTGAGTTGCCACCTGTAAAATAGGCTGACCGACTACGGCAAGGAGCTGTTTCCAACTTTCTCTGAGGTTGCCTGTTACATTCTCCCAACCGTCTGCTTCACGGCTTGCCTGTCCCATAGCACCCGAAAGCTGATTAGCGTCCTTGACCATTTGCAAAAGCGTGAGCTGTTTCTGCGATTCCGACAAATCCGTAAATGACTTGCCATACAGCTTATTAGCCGCCGCATTTCGTGTGGTTTCAGTACAGGACAAACCGAGTGCGGCATCATTTTCAAAGTTGCCTTTGAGAAACGATTTCAGGCTTTCTGCGGTGTCTTCAAGCGAACGATCGTAATATGCGGCACTGTCGGCTGTTACCTGTAAAGCCTCCTGCATCATACCCAAAGCACTTGAACTGTCCATACCCGTAGTTTTGGCAAAGGCATAAATGCTTGTGCCGACGCCCTGCAATCGGGTTTCAAGAATACCGCTCTGATTGGCAACGCTCTTAATGGCTGATTCTGCCTGTGACTGCATTGTGCCGAATGTCTGCTCAAACTGCGAATTTGCCGCATTGACTTCCGCAGCCGATTCAATGCACTGCTGACCGAACTCCTTGATTTTGGCAACGGAAAAGGCGGCAACCACAGCCGTACCGATTTTCTTAAACGAAGATGAAACCGAATTGCTTAACTGCTCACCGCTACTTTTGATATTTGAAAACTCTTTATCGGTTTTCTGAGAAACACCCTCCGCAACCTTTGAAAAGGACTGTTTCATATCCGTGCTTACATTTTCAAAATCTTTTGAAAGACTTGAAAACGCCGAATCAAACTTTTTGGTAATTGAATCGGAAATCTTATGCAATGTTTTTGAAATATCATCACCTGTCAGCCTGACATCAAGCTCAATTTCACCCGCCTTTGTCGCCATATTCACCACTTCCTTTCATTTTAGATTCTTTAAAAGCAGGCATAAAAACAGCGCACACCGTTATGATGTACGCTAATAAAATTTTGCAAAAGAACAGCCACCCCATTTGGAGTGGCTTTTTGTTTTAGTTGTTGAGTTCGTAGTATTTGATGTCTATTTTCGGAAGTGACACATTGTTGCCCATTACGGTTTCATATGTATAGTCGCCGTCACAAGTTCCCCAGAATGTGATTACATCATCTTCAAGGAGTTTGTCCGCACCGTCAGGAATTTCTACAGTTGCGTAGATTGTATCAGTCCACAATGGTTCATCAAGATACTCATTTTCTTCTTTGGTTATATTGATTCTCAGGTCAACCGAATCGCCCCAGCCTTCCTGAACCTGAATAATCTGACCTTCAAACTTGTAGCCATTACCTTTGTACTTGTCAGGGTTTCTTGAAAGAGTTTTAAAGTCGATTGTTTTGCAACCGTCTTTAAATTCTTTTTCAACCTTCTTCGGGTCTTTAGTAGGCTTTTCTGTTGCAACTTCTTTTGTGGTCGGTGCTTCTGTCGCTTTTTCAGTTGCTTTTTCTGAACTCTGATTTGCAACAGTAGTTTCCTGCTTTGATTTGTTTGAACCGCTGTTACCGTTAATTGCACCGTTTACACCGCCAACAATCATAATAGCAACAACGATAATAACCCAAAAATACCAACGCTTGTAAATTTTCTTCTTTGCATTTACAGGATTTACGGTTGCCGAGGTTGAATTGTTTCCGCCAAAGCCTGCACCGCACTTGTCGCAAAATTTTGCATCGTCCTTTAATTCGTTTCCGCAATGTGGACATTTCATAAACATACACTCTCCTTAATAAATTTGTTAGTGTATGTTACATTTTATCACTATATATTAACATTGTCAAGAATTTTGTAGATACAGCGAAATTTATGTACAAATTTACAGATTAGCAAAAAAGTTTTGAAATTCTGCAAGAACGGTGTTCATATCTTCGTCTGAATAGTGCTTTACATTCCTTGACCGCCATTTGTTGCGGATTTTATGCTGTGACGAAGTAAAGTTTTTCAAGACTTCTTTGTCGGTTTCAAGGCGAATTTGAACCGTTCTTGCAAGCGGTGTTTCGGGTCCTAAGCCTTGCAGAAGTGAGCAGAACTCATTCCAACTCATTTTAGCAAAATCCTTTGAATAAATGCTGACCCCGTACTCCGAGCGAAAGCTTGACACGATTAAATCAAAGTCATCAATCAGGTCGTAGCCGGGGTCTGAGCTTCCCCCTCGTCAGTCAAATCGCCTGTTGCAATTTTGGCAGATTCGCTGATAAGGGCGTTGAAATCGTGCATATTCAGCTTTAACTTTTCAATCTTTTCTCTCTCGGATTCATCAAAAAGAAGATGATACATTTCGATAACATCTTTACTTTTACCGTTGCCGTCCTCAAAAAGTGCCGCAACTTTGAGCATTGAAACTGCGTCATTGTTGATTGCAAGGTCAACATTTTTAACTCTGACACTCGGCTTTTCCTCAAAATTAAGTTTGTCTGTAATATCAATTAACTTTGACATAATCGTTCATTCCTTTCGTTTTTTAAGCGGCTGCTGTATATACGGGTTTACCGTTTGACATAACTTCAAATTCAAGCGGAGCAACACCCGTGCTTGCGCCTGCACCGTTTGATGTAACGGATACAACTGCATTTTTAAAGAGGACGGTTGCACCGTTGGGGAAGGTCCACATAAACGAAACTTCTGTCTTTCTGCCGTTTTCAAATGCAAGGGCGGCAATCTGGTCATTGCCTGCGTCACCGATTGTACGCTTGCCCTTTACCGAAATTGTGATTGACTTTGCTGTCATAAGCCTTGACTTCCAGCCCTCGTTTTCAAAGGCTGTCCATTCCTCGACACCGTTGTCAAATGCAACAGAAAATTCTTCGCAGTTAGCAATATTTGTCGTGGCGGATTCTGTTCCTGCCTTGCCAACCGCAAACTGATTTTCATAGCACGGGAATACTCCCGATTCAACTTTTGCCATAAAATTACTTCCTTTCGTAATAAAATTTAACTTCAATGACCTGCTCATACACACCCTTGTCGTCTGTTCCCACATCAACGGGTTCTTCCGTGAGCAGTTCGATTATATAGATTTTGTGTTCCTTAATTTCAACATTTTTAATGCCGTAAAGCGTTTCGTAAAGTCTGCGTGCAAACTCCTCGGTTTCTCTTGCGTTGTCGGTGTAATGGATAAGCAAAGACACGCTTATTGTATCGTAGGTGCTTTCACCGCCGATTGCCCTTGTGGGTGTTCCCGACTGCTTTAATGAATACACACCGATTGACCTGTCCTGCTTGTTGTCAAGCTTGCCGATGTAATAATGCTCGGCTGAGGTAACGCTTTTGAGCCAATCTCTGATGTCCGATAAGTAAATCAAAGTCCTGCTTCCTTTCTGTATAATCTCACAAATGCCTGACTGCAAAAATTCTGCCGTGTACCGCCCTCAAGCCACGGTGAGAACCATTTACCGCCGGCGGCAATGTTTTCCTTACGGCTGAAATTATACTCGGGATGAAAATACAACCGCCTTGCATACGGAGTGCTTGACACGATTTTAACCGTGCCGTTCCAACTCTGCGCACAATCTTCAAAGGTATTTTCGTTCTGAAGATTACCCGTATCAAACGGCATTACCTGCGTGTTTTTCACCTGTTTAAGAAGTGCGTCACCTGTCTGTTCAAGAGCCTGTTGCTTTGCCTTGTCAAGCTGTTTTACAACAGGCATATTGAGTTTGATTTTTGATGATACCGAAAATCCCATTAAATCACATCCAATTCCGTAAAATTAACTTTGCCGTCGGGGTTGCGGTGTTTTGTACCCTGTACGATGTTTCGTTTTACGCCGTCAAGGATTACAAAGCCACCGCTTAAAGTGGGGCTGTCGGGGGCAATGTCGCCGTCAAAAAGCAAGACAGCCGACACCTGAACAATTTTCTGCTCTTTGGTATAGACTGTCTTTGCCTTTGACTGCACATTGCATACAGCATTGCCTCCGCAGCGAAGATTTGACGGATAAAGATTTTCGGAGGGATACAGGTTTTTGCACTCAAATGCGATAACAGGAGAGCCGTCCTCGGTTATTCCCTCACCGTAGATTGTGACCTCGACAGGAGTTTTGCAAAACTGCTTTTTTACAAGTGACGGAAATTTCACGGTTTTCACGCACCTTTCAGATTGCAGGATAACAAAGTCCTGTTGATTTTAGCAACGCATAGAGGTCGGCAGGAATTGCCACTCCGCTGATACACATTAAATTCCAGCTTGCGCCAAATTCCATTGATGTACCGTTGATTGAATAGCTTTTCAGATAGGAAGAAATCATATCGGCATTTTCTTCTTCAAAAGCAGTAAGTCTGCCATGCACTCTGCCGATGATTCTCTTCTGCATTTCCGAAAGTTTTTCAAAATCAATGCGGTTAAAAGTCAGAACATCAATGTGTTCGGCAGAGATAATACTGTTTTCATCTCCACCCTGATGTTCAATGTAATCGGCATACATTACGCAACCGCCGTTGTGTCAACATCGGCATAAATGCTGTCAATTTTGCCGTCCTTGCCGTTCGGGAATACGAATGTGTCGGAAAGTGAACGGTTCTGATAGAGCCAGCCGTCACCCTCTGTGTGTGAGCCGGGAGCAAAGAAGTAAATGCTTGAAATCTTCGGAACAGTCTTGCAGGTTTCACCGCAAGCAACAAGAACATTGATTTTGTGAGCGCCTGTTGCAGGCTCAAAACCGCCGTCATTGGGGTTAAAGTTGAAGTTATCGTAGAAACGCTCATCGTCAATAACCTCGATGATAGGGCAACCGTCAATCTCGGTCACTCTTGTTTCAATGCCGATACCGCCCTCTGCAATCTGTGTAAGCTCAATCTTACGAGTGAACTCTGTTGACTGTTCAAGGCAGTCCATAATGTGAGATGTCACATAGGCAACAAGTGTGCCTCTTGCCTTGTATCTGCGGAGCTTGCCGGCAGAAAGAATTGTTTTGAGCTTTGAATAAGCGTTCTCCTTAGTCCACTCCGATGTCTTTGTTGAAGAATGGTAGCCGTCTGTTGCCTGAGCCTTTGCTGCAACCTTTGAGAAGAAAAGTGCATCGGTTTCGGGAGCAACCTGTGTCTGCTCAAACACCTTTGAAATATTCTCAACCTTTGCGGTTGCGTTAGTTTCGTCAACATCTGCCTTATCCACAAGGAACTCAATATCTCTGTCGTGCTCGCAAGTGAAAGGAACATCTGTCTGTGTATATTTGCCTTTGTTCCAACCGCCGTTGCGATTGTGGTTCTTAAAGCCTGATGTGCTCATCTGTGTGAAGTGGAAAGTTCTTGCGCCAACCCACTTTACATTTGAAGTGATGAATGGTGATGTAAGTGTGCCCTGAACAAGAATTTCGAGCAGATCAGGGCTGAACTGCTCGGCATAGTTATTTGTGTTTGCCATGATTTTTTCAATCCTTTCTTTGGTTAAATATTAAATCTGTTCCATTTTTTGGTAGGAACATTTGCCTTTGGTTTTGTACCGTCCGATGTACCGTTGCCGTCACCGCCGATTTTCTTAACTCCTGTGCCGTTCTCGGCAGGTTTGCCCTTGAGTGCGGGGATATCGTCAAGCACCTTTTTAACAGCCTCTGTCAGCTTTTCCGCATTGACCTTGCCGTCTGTCACAGCCTTTGAAAAGTCTGCAATTTTAAGCACATACGGAACGGTTGCAATGTCAACGCCCTGTTTTACGGCTTCGAGAGTTGCCGATTGGTTGACTTCTGCCATAAGTTTTGCGTTGTTTGCGGATTCAACTTCCGACTGCATTTTTGCTAAGTCGGGAGTGTTCTCGGCTTTCTGCTTTTTAAAAGCACCGATAGCCTCTTTCATCTCATCGGCTGACAATCCCTGCTCCTTAAAATAAGACTTCAACACGGTGTCCTCTGTCACGCTTTGTTTGCCTGTAATAAGGCTTGCGAGCTTGTCGTAATCAAAGACAGGAGCGTTTCCCTGCGGTGTTCCCTGCGGTGCAGGTGTCGGTTCATTGGGGGTTGGTGTTGGATTTGGTTCTGCCATTTTTTTCATATCCTTTCAGTTTTTCGGGTGTCTCCCGTAATCAGTTTATAGAGTGTCTCTCTGTTTCAGTTTTGCACGGTGTCTCCCGTAGTTTAATGTCTTCGGACAATAAAAAAGCACCTTACATATTCGTAAAGTGCTTAATCCGCTTTTTCTGTTTTTTCTGTTTTAACTGCTTTGGCTCTCGGCTTTTTGGGAGCGTCAGACTTGACCTCTTCTGCAAAACCGCCGTCAATGAGTTCCTTTGCTCTCTGCTCGGAACATTCAAAAACTTCATTCACAGGTCGGGTTACATAGCCGTTCTGCCTGTCGTTAAATGCTGTTGTTACTCTGATTTTCATTCTGTCACCACCTTTTCAATATTTTAAACTGGTCGATTTCGACCGGTTTAAATGCAAAAAGCACCCTATAATCAACATTGCTGTCGATTATAAAATGCTCAATTCGTAATTTTATGCTGTTTTTGTGAATTGCATATAACAAAACCGCCCTTTTTACGGAGCGGTTAGATTATGCCACTATCTTTTAGATATTGCATTTTTTGTTTCTCTCTAAGCTTACTGTAAAGTGCTTCAGCATCTTTAGCTTCTTGTGGAGCATCTTCACGCAAAGTGACATTTAAACCATTTGTTACAAGGTACGGCTTAAACGCATTCCATAGAGATTTTTGTTCTTCAGTTTGTATCAATCTCATACTATCATCACCCTAAAAGTTTGCTGACTCTGTACTCATTATACACTTCATCCATAGCTTTATCTTTTAAGCATTCAAAAGCATACTCACTTATATCCTCTATATTATAACCGTTATTTATCAATTTTTCAACCTTTGGAGCATAAATTTTATTAAGGTAATCGCAATATTCAAAATAATCGTTAATACTTCCGAATTTTGCTCTGTAATTTTTAGCGTCTTGCCAATGAATCAGTTCGTGCAGAATTGTACTCAATCCGTCTTGCGGACAAGCCAAGTTTTCTTGTAAATCTGACAAATCACTTGTTGAAAAGTATGCTGAATTGACATTTAGAACATTTTGCATTGGCATATATGAAGCAATAGCATTTACTCGCATTTCTTCGGGAGTGACAATACAAATTTCAGGCTTTCCGCTTGTTTCAACCTCTCCGAGCATATCAAACGCTTTTCTCACTTGCATATCAAAATTATGAAGTTCTTTTCGTTTTAGCTTTACCTTATCTGAAATATAAACATTATCACACAATGTATTTGCCTTGTGGGTATCAATTGTAATTGTTTCGCCCTCAATTTTGCGTTCAAAAGTTTTTGATATATCTTCTTCAAAAACAGGTCTGTAATATTTCTGTTCATTGGTGTTTAGTGAGAATTGCTTTGTCTTTTCTTCAAGCGTATTCGCCCTATCGTGCCACTCATCGGCTCGGGTTTGGGCAATGCGTTTATTGTCCTCGTCAAGACTGTATTCGGCACGGCGGTCAAAGCGTTCTGCCTGTCGCTGTGCATACTGCTGTTTTTCCTCAATTCCTCGCTGACGGTCAAGCTCTTTGATTTCATCTTCAGACAACGGTGCGTCCAAATCATCAAGTTCAGGATAATATGTACTTGTGCTGTCCTTACATCTCGGATGAAACAAACCGTTCTTGATTGCGGTTGAGAGAAGCGGATAGTTTCCGTCTGACTTTTTGCCGTTTGAATACACATCGTCAATAAACACCTTGCCGATATATTTTGCACAATCGGGGCAACCGCCCTGTCTTGAGTTCACAACAACGAGGGATACTCCCCATTCGGCTCGCTTTTCACCCTCACCACGCAGATAGGCTCTTTTGTTGGCTGTTTTAACCGCCATATCCGCATAATCCGAGAGCGTGTGCCTTGCACCGTTCTTGTATCCCACACAATTAAGACCTGCGTTGAGCATATCTTTGCAAGCTATATCAACGGCTTTTTCGTATGTAACCGCACCCGTGTTCATTGCAACCTGTGCGTTAAAAATCGCCTTGCGGTACTTGTCGTTGCTCATACGCAAAACCGCCGTTTCTGCCCTCTTTAAATCGTCTGTGGTCGATTTTATGAGTGCGTCAAGTTTACGGTCATTCATCTTAAAAAACTCGGCTGTGCTGTGTGCTGACGGCTTTTTCGGGGCTTTGAAACCGTCCTTGACAGCTTCAAGAATTTCTGCCTCCTGACTTGCATTTCCGTCAGCTTTGGCGGTGCGAATCATCTCTTCAACCTTGCTGTTAATGGTTTTGAAACGCTTGCCGAATTTCTTTGCGTTGTGCTTGCGGTACTCTTCAAGACTTTTGAGCTGTTCAGCCTGCCATTGTGTCCAGTTGTAACCCTCTTTGGTTTCTTCGGCTCTGTGACGGCTGAAATTGCGCATCATGCTGTCGATAAGCTCGTTTTCAATTCTCTCAAAAGCCTCTTTAATGTTGTAATCACTCATTGCTTACTCATTTGCTGTCATCGTCCTGATTTGCGATATCTTCGGGTTTATCGGGTTCATTGCCCGTGTCGGTAAGGTCAACATCATCAAATGGAGAAGTTTCTTCTTCGCCTGCGATGCCCTGTTCTTCCTTAATTCTCTGCACCTCTTCGGCTTTCCAATCCTCCGACTTGCTGTCGCCGTAAAGCTCGTCAACCGAGGTTTCAACTGACATCAAACCGCCCTGTCTTGCTTTTGACACGGTTTCAACCTGACTTTCAAAGCTCGGATTTGCATATTCGCCGAAGTTTACGGACACTTCCAAGCCCTCAACAATACCATTGCCGTTAAGTTCACCGTCTGCATTGAGTACAACTGCAACAAGGCTTTGAAGTGCGTTCTGCGTAATTTTCACAAGGTTCTGCCTTGTGTAAAGGGTTGTCTTTTCCTTTTCACGCTGAGCATCTGCATTATCAAGCTTCTTCGTATCAATGCCGAGAGTTGACGGCGATATAATGCCCTGTAAGCAGAGGTCGAGAGCAGTAATGTATGAACTCAAATAGCTTTCGTGCTGAATCTGCGGACTTTCGGTGTAAATCCTGTTGCCGTTGCCGTTTTCAGACATATCGTTGCCCACGGTGATAAATCGGTTGTCAAACGGATTTGGCGATATCGGCTGACAGGTTTCGGGATTTCTCGGAACAAGGCAATCAGGCACATACTGCTTTGTTCGGCAGGCTCTGAGTGCGTCCATCCACTGTGACCACACTTCATCAAGGCTGTCGAAAGCGTCTGTTTTTATGCCGATAATGCCCGCACCTCTGCCCTTGTGGCACGATTTGCCGTAAAGGACAGGTACAGCCCACATATATGATTCGCCAAATGTAACGCCCTTTGAATCAATCCACGAAAGAGCGTCAACCGTGTGCAGGTCAATCTCTTTGCCGTTGTCATTGTACAAAGCATAGTGAATATAGCCGTAACCGTATGTTTCTTCAAAACGGTAACGGCGGTGTTTTTGCGTGTAATCGGTGTAAAACTTAACCTCTCGGATTCTGCCACGCACATATGTAAAGTCGATGTTTTCGGCAGGATACCATTCAACAATCGGAACATCTGATACAGCCGTGTCAAAACTGACCTTAAAAGCACCGTCACCAACAACACATAGGTCACGGAGCATTTGTTTAACCGTGTCGGATAGCTTGTTCTGCTTTTCAATGTCTTCCCAACGCTCTGCATAAGCGGTTGAATTTTTACTTGTAACATCTGTGCCGTTGTAGTCGGCAATTACGATATTCACAAGCGTTTCGCAGATGAGTGCCGGCAAGCCCGTGTGTATTTTACGGATTTCAAGCCCCTCTGTACTCTTTGCCGCCCAAAACATAGTTTTGTTTGTATCAATCTGCCTGTACAGCTCCGCAAGCTGTCTGCTGTTGCCCCAATACCAAATGCGATTGATAAAGCACTCGGTCAGATGATTGCTTGTTTCGGTGACGGTAATTGTTTTGTCGCTTGCAGGAGTAATCTGCAAAAAGTTTTTAATTCCCAATCTGATAGATTCAGCCATTCTGTTAATCAGCCCCATTTATTTCACTTCCAATAATATTTTTAAACGGCAACCACGCATATTGACCGCTGTTAATGCAATGGTCGTGACCGTCCTCGGGTGTGTTGTCTTTATCCTCTCGCCAGCTGTAAATTTCAAACTCGGCAATCGTGTTTTTACAATGTTCAAGCACAAAATAACAGTCGGTGGCAAGCCAGCCGAGTACAAGATTGATTCGGTCGATAATCTTCGTTTTCTTCCATGCATTTGCAAAGTCATAGACATAGCCGTGCTGTCGCTTATACTTTTGAAATTCGATAATAGTCGCTTGGTCGGCGCTGTCAATAAAAGCCGTGCGTGCAAAGCCCCATTCATCACGGTTGCGGTCAAGAAAATCAATAAAATTCTTCACCGTGTCACTCGGGGCAATAGGCGTTTGCATTTCAGCGTTGTTATAAACTCTTTCATCAAGCTGAACACACTTGCCGTGATTGGTAATGCCGTAAAATGTCATTGCGATAGTGTCAGGCGACTTCTGCGAATAGGCGGTATCAAGACCTGCGGTGAACTGAACAAAATGTTCCGACTTGCGGTTACAGTTCAAAAACTTTCCTGCCCACTCTTTTGATTTGATATGTCTTGCCCTCTCAAAATTCGGGAACACAAGACCTGTTGCTCTGCCTCGCAAACCTAAGATTTTATTTTTATAAAGCTTTGTACCTTTCGGTGCAGAGTTCTTTTTCTTTTCAATCTGTTCGGGTGTAAGACTTAAATTATCGGCAAAAGAAAAGAACCAATACCGCCAATTCGGTACAGGTTCTTCGGTAAGCTCCGCCGTAATCTCGGGAGGAACATCGTTTTCATATTTTTTAAAAGGACGGGAGCGGTTGACAAACTCCTTATACACAGGCAGGCTCGGATCATCGGGATTCAGCGTTGCAAGCATATAGTCATTACGGGTTGACATCTCTCGGATGAACTCGATATCGGCGGTGTTGATTTCGTCAATATAAACGCACCCAAACTGCGCACCGAGAACCATTTCCCACTTATCCCGACTGCTGTAACCGAGAATATAGATGATTTTGTCCTCAAACTTGATATGCGGCAGCTTGTAATCCTTGTCGCCGTTGCCACAGTAAACTGCGTTACGGTGCAGGTCGAGAATACCGTTATCCTGCTGAATAATCGTTTCTTCGGCTTTACCCGTTGTTTTGGCGGCAATTGCGTGAAGCTTCTTCGGCGACTGCGACACCATTCGCATAAACTTAACGCCTGCTCCGACGGTAGTTTTTCCAGACGCTGTAGTTCCTTCAAGAAATTCAGCCGACACATTTGTTGTGTTGATAAAGTCGATATACTTTTGTGACAACGGGAATTTGTTACTCACTCAGTCCCTCACCGCCCAACTGCCTGAACACATCGGATAGCTTTTCGGACTGCTCAACCTTTGCGTCAACCTTAACGGTGTATTCGCCCGTCATCTTGTTGAGCGTGTCAATCGCCCTGATTCTGTCGGAGGTGTCCTGCCCGTCATTCCTTGCAATGTCGGACAAAACAACCTGTCTGTCCTTTGCACTCATAATGCGCTCGTCCTTGAGCTTATCGGAAAGCTCCTTGATGTACTCTGCAACTCTCACATTCTCTAACAATTTGCAGGCATTGGCATTTGCGTAATTTTCTGAATATCCTGCCTGTATCGCACTCTGAACGGTGTTACCGCTCTGCGCATAATATTCCGCAAACTTCCTCTGTCTTGCATTTAATTTGTCTTTCACGGTATCACCGCCCTTTCTAAAAATAAGCAAAAGAAAAGACAGCACATTTCTGTACTGTCTTTAAACACAGGTTTCCGGAGTTGCACCGGAATCTGTAAAAACTGTTTTCCTATTTAAACTATCCCCTGCGTTTATAATATTATATCAATAAATTTCTAAATATTCAAGTGTTTTCTTTTTCTTTCCCATTTATTCAATAATGCACTTACATATTTCTGTTCTTTATCAGTCAATTGACGATCTCCAATTTCATTATGTTCATAACCCAAATGGGTATGTGGCATCATTCCATTATGAGGTCTACCTTTAACGTCAATTTGTTTTATTCTTTCGCCGTAGTTGTCATAAAAAGTAACACTTTTGATGTTGCTCTGTTTGTCAAGAGTAGCATACACTCTATTTTTTGTCATAGTTTCCATAGGAGCTTTTATCGAAGTATTACCATTCATATGAATTACTTTTATTTCACCAAATTGAGCAACTGTGTGATATTCTGTACCGTACTTCTTTCCCTTATCACTTATACCGCTTGAAGAGCCTCTTCCGCCCATTATTTTGACCTCCTGAATTTTTTCCTGAAACGATTTGATGTTGATGATGTTTCCCATACATTCTTCGGGGACTCTGCCGTAGAAGATAATTGTTTCAGGCTGTAAGCGTTCAATCATTTCTTTGTAACCTTTCAAAAACAGTTCTTTTGATTCCGTACGGTTCTGCGTTCCAACACTTGATACGGCAACCGTACCACCCAAAGGCTCGCCGTCAAAACACCATTCAAAACTTTTTTCGTCGCTCCAACAAATTGTAGGTATTACCTCAATGCCGTAGAGTTGTAAATATGCACCTATCCAATGCTTGCGATAGTGGTTATAAATCTGCAACGCTGTCGGATAATCAGTGTAAAGACTGAAATCAGGCGATAATACACAACTGAATTTTTGTAGACTCTCAATATACCTGTCGGGTGTATTCCATAATCTTTGGAACTGGTAATCGTCCAAAAAGAAATGCACACCGCAGTTGTTCTGCTTACTGCTCAAAACTTCATTAAATCCGATAAAGTTGTTTTCTGTAATTTTTGTAGGCTCAATAATCGGGATGTCATATTCTCCTGCACCCTGAAAAATCGCTCTTGTGCTATTTTCGTAACCTGTACCGCATTTGTCTTTATACATCAATTTCACCTCACAACACAAAACCGCCCTCAAACGAGAGCGGTCTGTGCGATTTATTTTAGGAGGACATAAATGCCTATGTCGTTTTGTTGCTTTCTTCAGTTTACATTATACCGCACCTAAAACGGAAAAACGGACAAATTTACCAATGGTGGCGGTTGCACATTTTTCTTATGTTGTCGGGGGTATTGATTCCGCCTGTATCGACTGCAATCTTCGCCCAGCTGTATTTTAAGCCGAGGTGCATAAACAGGCAGTTTTCCACAAAATCATCCCGTGAGAGGCTGTTCAGTGCCGAGTTCCTGCGGATTTCAAGGTTCTGAATATCACGCTGAATATCGGCAATCTGCGCCACCGCATTGCCCACCCTGTCGGATGTCTGACCTGACGGAACAATTCGTTCACCCAGCGTCACCGCAGTGTTGTCCGCCTCAGCCTGAATCCGTGCCATTTTCGTCCTGAGCCGTGAAATCTCTCGGTTGATGTCCTTAATCTCTCTTGCTGTCAATCCGTATCTACCTCACTTTCAAGCCAATGTTTTGTGCAGTCAATACAGCTGTTATTGAATCGCTCTTCCATAGCGCAACCGACATACGGAGTGCCATACGGACAGGCAAAAAAACTCATACAACTCCGAGCCATTTCATCGATACTCATTGATTTGATTTTTTCAAAGTTTGTCATCGTTACTTACCTCTGCACATTATATACCAAGCTGATTACATGCACGATAAAATCCTTCTGCCCATAAATAAACACGAGGATGTATTCGTTTGCCACAATCATAAAGCCACTCAAAGTAATCAGTATCAAGTTCAGAACAAAAATCTACAATCAATTCTGACGGTATAAACTTGTTGCCGTAAATGCAGTTTGAAACTTCATGTTCAAGTTCTTCCCAGACATCATCTTCCGATTCCATATAACACGAACTATGTTCGCTATACGAAGATATTATTTCATCGGAATCAAAATCCTCAAGATTGTATTTAATACTCTCTACAACATTTTTTTCATCATAATAAAACAAATCTGATGCTGTTTGAATCTTGCTTATGTAATACCCAATATCATTTTTTACATAATTTTTAAGATCTGACGGCTTAATCTTATTATACCAAGTAGCAATGCTATCACCCAAATCACCGCTAACTATTAAGCTACCTCTTTTCTTATCTACTATGTAATTCACATAATAATCTCCGCTTCCATCAGCCCTTCGCCAATCAATAATTAGGTAACGGTCTGTGTCCTGAATAAGCGTTGCTTTGTGTGTGTTAAATTTCTCGCAGAATTTAGCGATTCTTTCTTTTGTCATTTTCTTCGTCTCCTTCAAAATTAACAACTTTTCCGTTGTCGGTGTAATCTCGTTTGTCAAATTCAAGTTTCAGCTTGTCGATGACAACCCTGTCGATATGCTCCCAAAACACTTCGTCAGTGTCGGAATGTTCAATTATCTCGGTCATCGACTTCAAAGCCTTTGCACATCTGTCACGACCAAAACCGAAATCCTTATGCAAGGCAAATACAATCGTCTTAAAAATTCGCCTTGTGGCGTCCGCAATTTCCTTGTCCTTGACTTTATGATATTCCCTGTCGGCAAGGCGGTTAATCTCCGCCATAGCTTCTCTTTTCAGCTTAACGGGTATTCTCGCTTTCAATGCTTTCTCTCCTTTTAAATTCACAGACAAAGCCTGTGCTTACGGGCTTACAAAACCTGCAATGCTTACAGCAGTAAACGCAGATGTACGCCCCGAATCGTTCGTTTACCGCTGCATATTTGCACCGCTGAATCTGCAATCCTCCGTACAAATTTCTGCATATTCCGCATTGCTTTTTGTTTTTATAAAAATCAGTAATTTTCATTTATTCCTGTGAACCTCTGATGATTTCCGTCAAACACAAAACTGATTCTGCCCGTCCAGCCGAACTTGTTCTTGTCAAGTAACACCTCTGTTTGGGCGGGGTCATTGTTTGCCTTGTCAAGTACATACGGTCTGTGCAAAATAAAGATGTAATCGCCGTCCTGCTCCAACGCTCCCGACTCTCTGAGGTCGGACATCGTGGGGGCATTTTTCCCCTCTCGTGTCATTTGCGACAGAGCGATAATTACGCAACCCGTCTTTTTGGCAACCCTTTTAAGCTCGGCGGAAATGTAATTGATTTTTACTCGGTCATCTGCAAAACTTTTCACCGACTGCACAATCTGAATAAAGTCGATAACGACAACATCGGGCTTGACCTCGACAATTTTTGAGCAAATATTTTCAATATTATAGACATCATCAAGCACAAAAACATAGTCACGCATTGCATTGATTTGGTTCTCAATTTCAATAGCTCTGTCGGCAAGATTCCGCTGTTTGGCAAAGTCTGAATAATCAATATTGAGCATATCAGACATCATTCGTTCAAAGACCATTTCAGCGGTCATTTCAAGGCTGAAAACCAGTGAGCGGATTTTTCGTCTGAACTGATTGCGAACAATGTTCAGGGCAAATGAAGTCTTACCTGTTGACGGTCTTGCACCCACAATTGCGAAAGTGCCCCGTTCAAGTCCGTTTGCAACAACATCAATATCTGCAAATCCCGTTTTGATTAACTGCTTTTTTCTGAGTAGTGAATCGAGAAATTTGTTGGCATTTTCCTTAGCCTGCTGTTCGGTAGTGCCGATTTGCATTCGGCTTTGCTCATCTTCAATTGCTTTCTGAACATTTCCGATTGTCACATCATCCGAAAATATCAGCCTGCCGAGGTTATCTTTGAGCCGTTTTTTGCTCGCCCATTCCTTAAGGCAGTCTATGTAGTCGTTAATCATTGACGGAGCAACTGCCGATTCGCAACATTCAAGCAAGAGCCGTTTTCCGTTCTCATCAAGATTTGACAGCACCTTGATTTTGTCGATTCTGCCGTAGGATTTATAGACCTCGTTCATAACCTCAAAAACGCCTGCAAAAACGCTTTCAAAATCATCGGCAGAGAGTAACAGCATTTTATCACTCAGTTCCTCTTCATACTGAAAAATCAGACCGAGAACGGCTTTCTGATACTCAATCCCATTCGTCATTTTCTTCGGCCTCCTTTTTTAAACGGAGAAATTCCTCACGGCTTATTGTCGGCACTCCATCGTATGTTCCGGAGGCATATGTCTTATGTTCATTCTTTGACCAAGTTTTTAATAACGATTCCCAATCATCAATCGGCTTATCCGCTATCTGCCATTTTTGCTTTTCGTAATAATCAAAAAACTTCTTTGCGTCAACATTCAGATTTTCAGTACGGATAAACTGTTCGACCTCCGAAAAAGAGGGGATATCCCTTTCTTCCATTCTTTTCCTTTCTTTCCCTTTCTTATATTGTTGCCGATTGACTGCCGATTGAGTGCCAGCTGACTGCCGATTGACTGCCGAATCGTGTGCCACTTTTTGATACTGATTGTAATTAAACACAGTAATAATCGAATATTTTGAAGTAGTTTTGACTGCCACTTCGCCTGTCGCTTTTAAGTGGTCTAATGCGGTTCTTACATTTTTAAGTGAAAGGTTAAGTTGTTCCGCAATGCGTTTCTGGCTTGTAACCCACTGTCCTCTTTTTACCGTAATGTTTTCAAAATCGTAATCGTAAACATTTGCATTAAGGAGAATATGTACAAACACACGCATTGTGTTGGCATCCTGATACCATCGCCACGATTGGATTTTACGGCTTAATTTGATAAAAGTGTTATCCATTTTCCAACCGCTCCTTCATTTCTCTATACAGGATTTCTCTGATGATTTTTCCACTTGTTTCCTCTTTGCAGAAGATTATTTGGCAATTGTACCTTGCAAGCCAAGCAAATAAACTTGCAGTTAATGCTTGCGGAGACATCTTACTTCTGTAACTGCCATTATAGGCTTTTTCCCAGTTTGCATTTTCAATAAGCAGATAAACTTTCGCACCTGCCGATTTTGCCCGGTCAAATTCCCTTGTGAAGCGTTTTCTGCCCTTGCAATAACAGGCACAGAGTTCATCAAGGTTCATCTTCCGTTCAATCGACACAGAGCTTGAAATGTCAAACTCCGTGCCGTTGTCGAGTGTTGTTTTCGCCGAATAGTCGCCAAAGTCAAGTTTTTGCCGGACAAACGAAAGTCCCGTCTGTCTTATTCTTCTGCGAAGCCTGTCAGTATCCTGTTCTCGTGTGTCAACTATGAGCGTCAAGTTTTTTAACGCTCTGCTTACTTCAAACGGATTCATTTATTAAATGAACGGCAAATCATCATCAATGGGCATATCGGCAAAGCCCTGATTTGTAGGCTGAGCAGGCGCAGTCTGTCTGTTCTTGAGAGGCTTGTCCTTTGGCTCTGAATAATTCCCCTGCCTTACGTCATCAGAGGCAATGAACATAAACGGCTGTGTTTTCCAGCCCGATTTGCCTGTTTCAGTGTTTTCCCATTCCTCGTTGCGGACAAGCACACCGATTTCCTTGCCTTTAAGTTTGGTTTCATCCCAATCCCAAGCGTAGCCGCTGTTACTATCTTCAACTGCATTTGTGAAGCTTTTGAATGATTTCTTCGTCCACTCGTCTTTTTCACTTCCGTCATCTTTCGGAACAAAAAGCCTTACAACACCGTGCCACTTCTTGTCCTCTCTGTCCTGACTGCGGTAGTCCTCGGTATAGTAGTTTGCATACTCGCCCTCGGCGATGTCAACGCTCACCCAAAGCATATTGCCAAAGCCGTATTTCTTTTCCTCTGCGCCCATAATTTTGGCTACATAACCGCCTACAGGGAGCTGTTCTCTCTGTGTTACTGCCTGCTGTTTATCCCAATTGTTAATTTTTTTCATCGTTAATTACCTCCATATTGTAGTAGTTTCTAATCTCTTTATCGACCTCTTTAAGGTCGTTGTCGATTTCGTTCGTCGTGAACATTTCCATAGGCGACTTTGCCGATGTTTTACCGTCGGACTGCGTAATGAATCTGTGGCTCTTGCCGTCGGTTGTGCAATAGAGAACTATCGAAAACAAGCCCTCAACGGTCAGCTGATTGTCGAGCATTTTGCCGATTGTCTTAGCCTTAATTTCGCCCATATCATTGCTTTCACAATGATGTAAAAAATAGACTATTTTATCGTCGGGAAGATTGTTTGATACAAATTCGATCAGTTTTTCAAAATTAAGGGCGATGTCGGTAAACTTGCCGTAGCCGACATCCTTCGCTCTGTCAAAGCTGTCAAATGCCATAAGATATTGGCTGTCGTCAATCACGATTGATTTTGCCGAACACCTTAATAACATCTGCTGTGCAAGTGCGTATCGTGACACGCCCCTTTTAGTTGCCTCTCGATTAAGATTGAACGGTTTTATGTCTGAGCGAAACGGCAACGGTTTATTCGCTACATTTATGACGCTGATTTCGTCAGCCTTAAAATTTCTCAGGCTTGCGGATTTTCCGCTTCCGCTTCTGCCGAGAACCATAACGGGTATTCCCATAATTATATCCTTTCATTAATTTGTATCGGACAGCCGTCGGGCAATCCGAGTATGTACGGGTTATAAATCATCTTGTTTGTTAACCTGCACCAGTAGCGGTTTAAATCGCTTTCTGAGCGACAAAACGGGCAGTAGTGACATTTTACTTTATCTTCGGGAAAATGGACTGTGAGTGAAATCTCGCCGTCTGTGAAATATGAAACACCGTTTGGAAACTCCTGTGACATCACTTTCGCCCCCTTGTATTCAGATCTATCTTGTGGCAAATATAGTCGTTAAAATCGTAATTCTTAGAGTGTTCGGCCCGGCGATTATCGCGTTCGGATTTATACTCAAGGTATTTTTCGCAGCCGCTGTGACAGCGTTCACTTCTCGTCTGACATCCATAACACGGAGCTTTTGCTTTTGCCATTTCTTAAGCACCACCAATCGTAGAAGAAATCCATATCATCGAACACCCAATCTCGAACATTTTGAATTATTTTCAATTCACATTCGCTCGGAAGAGATTTAGAATCAAATACATTGTTTACAAGATAATCAAATAAGCTTATTATCAACACTTTGTGTTCCGGCTTGTTGCTTTCTCTGCAAAATTCAAAGTTAAAGGCTTCTTGAATAATAAGGTCTTTAGCTTCAAACGCTTCACTCTCGTTGTGGCTGTAACAATAAACATACCAAATCACGAAAGCGTTGACGTCAGAGTTTGCTACGCTTTTCTTAAAGCAGTCATAACACTTACCGTCGAATAATCTTCCAAAATCAAAGTCTTCAAGAACTTCTTTTCGCCCGCAGTCTTCACAAGTGTAAAGTTCTTCAAACTGCCAGTCGTGGCACTTCGGGCATTCTTTCGGCTGTTCATCATCAACCCATTCATTGTTGCAGTTCCTGCACCAAAATTCCATTTTTTCAACCTTCCTTCTTGATTTTTTAATCAATAAAGGATATAATTAAATTGGTGATATTTGTTATATCCTTACTATCCGTTGAGGCTTTGCAGAGCTTCAGCGGATTTTTCTTTTTCAGTTGACATTTGAAACACCCATACATTCAAAATTGAATGCTTCGGATTCAGGCGTTTCAAGGGCTTTGAGCTTGTGTTTTAGTTCTCGGTTTTCGTGCCTGTAACCGCTTGACGCTGTTTTTTCGAGCGCAAGGTCCGTTCTTGCGTTTCTCAGCTCAATACTGAGATGTCTGTTCTCTGCTCTGAGGTTTTCAATATCTTTGAGCAGTTTTCTTTTTGTCGGGTAGTTTCTTAACCACATTGTTAATGCTCCTTTATGTATTGTCTGATTTCTTCCTTATCAAATCGCCAAAGCTTTCCGATTTTGTGGGCAGGAAGAATGCCCCTTTGTGCGAGCCGTGTTGTGTAATCAACATTAAGTGCAAGCAACCGTGCCACATACGGCACATCAATTATCACCGGCACTTCATCCCAATTGATGATAGGTCTTTCTCTCGGCATATGTACACCTCCTTAATTTTCGTTGGTAATTTTGTCTGAAACAATTTCGACTGATTCAACATCAGCAACGCTGAGAGCCAGCTTGAGCAGTACAACCTCGCTGACCGTTCGTGTTATCTGATAGCTTGTAACATACGGAATTTCTGTTCCGTCAATTTCAAGAAGGAACTTGTCCTTTGTGTCAATAAGTTTAAGTTTTGCCATTTTCTCACCTGCTTTCTGTTTTACCTATCTTGATTTCTACACCTAAAGCCGTTAAGAGCCTGTCGGCATTTTCAAGAGAAATACTCTTTTTGCCTTTCTCCCAATACTGAATAGCTCTTTTAGTAAAGCCCGATTTCTTAGCAAGCTCACTTTGCGAAAAGCCTTTCTGTTTTCTGCTTTTGAGCAAGATTTCAGCAAATTCATTGATGTGCATTGATTTCACAGTCCTTTTGTGTTATACTATATTTAGTGGTGAACCCCAATTCACTAACTATATACAGAAAGCGAGGTGAAATTAATATGAATCATTCATCACTTAAGAAAAGTTTAATAATAGCTATGTCTTGTATCCCGGAAGTTGAAGGTTTAGAAGAAAACAACTTGATATTAACAACTTCTGCCGGAATCATTTCAGGTAAAGTGCCGTCTGAGCAGGAAATAGACGATGAAAAATCTTTGTACAGTGTTTTCTATAAGATTTGCGATAATACTAAAGAAGAATACTTTAAAAATATTTCTTCTACAGGTTCTGAACCTGTAATTGTTGGTAATGATGGTTACATAATCTTAAAAGATGTAAAAATAAGGTCAACATCGTCCAATACAATTACTCATATGCCTTTTATGGTTGTATTCTATGACCAAATCATCGGCGTTACTATTGGAAATATTAACTGATGTTACTTTTGTTTGCTGACTTTGTACTTGCAATACAAGGTCAGCAATTTCTTTTGATGTACCTTTTACTGTTATTTCCACTATATCACTCCATTCCTACGCTGTTTTCTGCTGTTCGGCAAAGTCCGTTTAATGGGACTGCGATTGTGGTATTATTGATTGTGTTGCAAATATCTTTTGCGAATGTTATAATCGAGCAAAGGAGCTGATTATATGTGGGTAATAATTAGTGGTATTTTAGGCATTGCAGGCTTTTTAATATCTTTAATAAACCTGATTAACTATTTTGTTTCGCACAAAGTGAATTTGGAAATCACAATGCTTGAATACGCATACAAATTAGGCGTGCAGGGAAAGAAAAGACTTTTCATTCATTATAAACTTAACAATAAATCGCAACTGCCTATTTCTGTTACCGATATTCAATTAGTTCTGAACGGCATAGAGTACACCGAAGATTACAACACCCACGAAGTTAATTCTTATCATCACAAGGCAAAAGGTGTTGATGAGTATGTTCCGACATACAATGAACATCTGCCTATCAATCTTGAGTGCCTACATTCTCATTCGGGTTACCTCGTTTTTGTAATTCCTGAAGATAATTCTCCAAATCTCGATAAAGGTCTGACTTTTCAAATTCGCACCAATCGGAATAAGGAAGTACAAAAGAAAGTGTCATTGAATGAGGTGGTAACGCTCCGCTCCACTCTACCTTATCAAAAGTATAAAAATCTTTTTCTAAAGGATAAGGCGGAACATAAGGTGCACTGACAGTCTTGGTGACTGTTGGTGCTTTTTTTATGTTGAATAAATTATTAAAAAATCCCATTTTCTCACCTGCTTTTCGATATTTTATTGCTTTACACGACCTTAAATGTTATGATTAACTATGAAAGGGGGTGCACACTATGTCAACTTCTCATAAAGACCTCATTCTTGATAAATCAGAAGTGAGAATACTTAGGTCCTTATATAAAGGTAATAAACTTTTAAAACAAGATGTTGACTATAAATTTAAAGAAAAATATTCTTTCTTGTTGCGTTATCATCTTATTGACTATTCACCCGATCCTAAATACTACTGTATTTCTAAAAAAGGGAAAATGTTTTTACTATACCGCAGAAAAGAAAAAATCCGTTTTTGGGTCCCGATAATTATTTCGGTAATAGCGTTAATATTGTCTGTAGTTTCCATATTAATGCCACCAGTGATAATAATAGAGCGGTAACCGAAATAGTCAGTGCAAGACCGCTCCTGAAACCCTCTCGGTATGCTCTCTCTATCTTGACATCATACTTGCCAAGCAGATAGAACGAATGAAGTAGCTTTTCGTCAATAACTTTGTTTAGATTATCTTCTAATTCGTCCTCGGTTGGAATTTTGCTTGAACAAATTGTCTCATCTTCTTCATCGTCCAAATAGTCAAGTTCATTGTAAAACATTGCTCTCGCCTCCTTTCCTACGCTGTTTTCTGCTGTGCACCGAGCAAGAACGCTGTTGCTGCTATATAAGCTTTTTCCTTCTGTTCTGTTGTTGCGTTTTTCAAGAGTTCCTCATACAAGCATTTAACATCCTGTCGCTCTGTTTCTCTCTTGATAGTTTTGTCCGTGTAAATCATAAATCCACCTCCTTGTTGGTCTGTAAGCCCATTATACGCTCAAAAATACGGTCTGTCAACCCTATTTTAACAAAAAAGATTTTGTTTTTAGGGTTGACAAGCCATTAAATACCGTATATAATGAATACATCAGATAAATTCTACAGCGAGGTGATATACAGAATGAGTATAAGCGAGCGTTTTAAAACTCTGCGAAAAGTGAAAAAACTCTCACAAACAGAGTTTGGAGAGCGTGTCGGAGTTTCAAGAAGTGTCATCAAGAACATTGAAAATGAACTTGTTGAGCCTAAAGAATTATTTATCAAACAGGTTTGCAAAGAGTACAGAGTAAACTTTATGTGGCTTACTGAAGGTGTAGGAGATATGTTCTCGGATGATGAAGACTACATACTTGATGAGCTATCGGAAGAATATAATCTTGATGAACTTGACAAAAAGATTATTGAAGTTTATCTAAAGCTAAGCCACGAGGATAAGATGGTATTTAAAAAATTTCTTAAAGATGTTTTTGACAAAAACAAATAAAAAGAGAGGCGATTAGCCACCTCTCACGAATATTCTATTAATGATTTTGTAAATTTTCTTTAAAGTTTTTTCATCGTCGATTTTCTTTATTAATTCAATTATGTATTTTTTATAATCCATATAGAATCACCCCAAAGCTTTTTATTTTTCTTTTCACATTCATTATAGAACATTTGTTCTAATTGTTCAAGCGCTATTTGCAAGAATTTTTTAACTGTCCTAAAAATTGGACTTTGCTCTGTATTTTTTGCAAAGCCGTAGGATTTTACAGTAACATTTATTAAAATATCACTATTATTTTTTACAATAAAGCACTTTGTTTTTTGTTGTATTTCAACAACATTTATTACAAATTTAAAATACCTATTGAATAATGTCTTGAATTTGCATATAATAAAAATGTAGTATTACTACATTAAATTTTAATTTTATTGTTAGTGTAAACTCTTGGCAGTAAACCTCCCACCATATGGGATGTGTCGACCCCAAGAGTTTTTTACATAAAGGAGAATTTTCGCATGATAAGAATTGCTATCCTTGTTGACGGTGCTTTTTATTTAAGAAGAGCAAATTATTTATGGGGAGATAAAAACCCAAAAGATAGGGCAAGAGAATTGGTTCAATATTGCAGTAGGCATTACATGAATAAAAAAACTCGCAACAGTTATTCAGAAGAAAAATACCTTTATCGCATTTTCTACTATGATTGTCTTCCTTCAACTAAGAAAGTATATCATCCCCTCACTAAAGAACAAATTGATTTATCTAAAACTGATCAGTATAAATGGTCTATGGAGTTTTTTGAGGAACTAAAATCTAAAAGAAAAGTAGCTTTTAGAAAAGGTGAACTTTTAGAAAGTACCGTTGGATACACAATTAAGCCTGAATATGTAAAGAAATTGTGCAATGGTAAACTCGCCATTACAGACCTGGAAGAAAGTCATTTCAAACTTGATATACAACAGAAAGGTGTCGATATGAAAATAGGCTTGGATATTGCATCTTTATCTTACAAAAAGCAAGTTGATCGTATTATATTAATTGCCGGTGACAGCGACTTTGTTCCTGCTGCTAAGCACGCCCGCAGAGAGGGCATTGATTTTATTTTAGACCCTATGTGGCACACGATTAAACCAAGTCTCTTTGAACATATTGACGGACTTGAAACTAAAGTAAGTCGCCCCGATTCAGAAGAACTAAAGAAAGATAAGCTATACGCTAAAAATTTAGTAAAATAAAAAATCCGCCCTACCCTGCGCCAACAGGATAGAGCGGAAACCATTACACATAGGGTGCAACGGTACTTAAACAGCAATATAATTGTACCATACTCCCTTGTGTTTTGCAAGTTTTGCAGATAAATAACACAAGGGATTTTTGCACCCTTTTTTAAGCAAAAGGAGTGTATTACATTATGAAAAAACGAAAAGACGGTCGCTATCAGAAGAACATCTATATCGGTCGGGATGAAAACGGTAAACGAAAGTACAAATCCGTATGCGGCACATCACGAAAAGAGGTTGAAACGCTTGCCGCCGAATTAAAACAAAAACTCGGCAAAGGCATAGACATCTCTTCCGATGATACATACGGCTGTTGGAAAAAACGCTGGCTGTCAGTTCAGAGGTCACTGCAAACACCGCAACAATACAAAACGCTTGAACGGTATCTCAAACATTTTGCAGAACTTGAGCATTGTAAAATCAACAAGCTGACAATTGCCGATTTTCAGGAAATCGTGTTTGACTTAGCCGCTAAGAACCCTACAACAGGCAAACCAACAGCGAAAAAGTCGCTGAAAGAGTTCATCGCAACTGCAAGCCGAGTGTTTGAGTACGCTATTGAAAACCGAGCTATCGACTTCAACCCACTGAAATATGTCAAAATATCTAAGAATGCGGCAAAAAAGAAAGAGCGCAGAGCTTTGTCACCCGAAGAGCAAAAGCTAATAATCAACACTCCTCACAGAGGAAGATTGCCGGCAATGATTATGTTGCTTGCAGGACTGCGAAGAGGTGAATGCCTCGGCTTGCAATGGGCTGATATTGACTTGAAACGCAACAAAATAAATGTTCATCAGACTTTGGTTCTTGACGGAAACAATTCTTACATAAAAGCAGGAGCGAAAACAGAAGCAGGTGTCCGCAAGGTTGATATTCCGACCGTTCTGTCAGACTATCTGAAAAGCCTTGCACCCCACTCCCCATTTGATTATGTAGTCACAACCACCAAAGGCAAACTTATGACAAATTCAGCGTGGCGGAGATTGTGGGAGAGTTACATCAATTGCCTAAACCTCGAAGCATTCAATTCACAGCAAGGCAAAATTGTCGGCATTGCTCCACGCAGTAAATACTGCCCCGACGGTATTCCGCAGGTCATAGAACCGTTTACAGCTCATTGTCTTAGACACACCCACGCAACAAATCTTTTCTATTCGGGCTATGATATTCTCTACATTCAACACCAGTTAGGGCATACCAAACCCGAAACCACCTTGAACATTTACACGCATTTAATGCAAGATGATACTGAAGCACCTGCGAAAAAACTTGATGATTTTCTCAATCGTAAAATAAGCTAAAAATAAATGCAAGGCAAATGTTAGGCAACTGAACTTGAAAAGTCCGATAAACACTAAGCTTTTCACACATTTATTAAGTGGTTTGGGACCAAGATGCCGCAGGTTCAAGTCCTGTCACCTCGACCA